AGTTGCCAATGGATTCTTGGCAGCAGACCACATCATCGAAACCCCTTCAGCAGAACGTGGTCAGGTTGAAGCGGCTTTGAAAGGCATCAAGGATATGTCTAAGATAAAGGCTGTCATGGACTTAGCTATTTCTAAGCCCAATGTACAGGCTATTAACGAGAAAGAACCAAATGTTTTACAAACCAATCAGAAAATGGAAAAAGAAATGATTGCAGTAGCCGCTCTGCTGGGCATGAACAGCGAGAAGGCAAATGTTGACAGCGTAACTGCTTCCATTAAGGCTTTGCAGGACAAGGCCAAGGAGTTTGACACGCTGAAGGCAAGCTATGACGAGCTGAAGAAGCAGCATAGCAACATGGAGACTGAGTTTGCAGCAAGCAAGGCTTCAGTCCAGAATCTCACTGCCGACCTCAAGAAGGCCAACGATGACCTGAAGAAATATCAGGACGCAGAGAAGGCCGCTTTCGAGGAGAAGGTGGAAACTCTCGTGGAGGCCGCTGTTCAGGCTTGCAAGATTAGCAAGGAGGACAAGGAGGCTTGGAAGGAAATGGCTAAGAACAACTTTGACGTTACAAAGAAGGCCCTCGATGGCATCCCCGCGCGGGAAAATCTGGGTAAGCAAGCTGGTGTTGAGGGAGCTGCCAAAGCTTCTGAAGGCATGAAGTCAGAGGAGGAGAAGGCTAAGGCAAAGGTGGATGAAGTTGTCGGTGACAAGTTCGAGTTCCGCAAGCTGGACTAAACCTCTCAGTCATTAACGGAATTATTAACATCAAACCAATAAATAACAATGGGAGCATTTACATTTAATGCCGGTCAGACCAATTACACTGGTGAGGTTCTTGAGGACCTGTTGACCTATACCGCGCAAGAGAATGAGACCTACAAGGAAGGTCTTATCCACATTAAGAGTGGTATTCAGAAGAAGTATGCCCTGCCGAGTGTTCAGTTGGGCGAGATTATTCAGGACCACGTGGCTACTCCTGATAGTTCTAAGTCTAAGGGCCAGTATGTGTTCGCAGAGCGCTACCTGGAGCCAAACGACTTCATGATCTATTTCGAGTTCAATCCTCGTGATTTTGAGCAGTATTACAAACCCTTCCAGCCCAACGGCAACCTCGTGTTCCGTGAGCTTGACCCGAAGGTACAGGCTACGATGATTCGTCTGCTCATGGAGAGCAAGGCTGAGTACATCAACCATGCCATTTGGTGTGCTGCTAAAGCTACCACAAAGGCTCAGTTGAACGCTGGTAACAACAAGACTTTGGAAATCGGTGCCGATGACGCTGCTGGTCCTATGAAGTATTTCGACGGTGCTCTGGCACGTCTGCTTGCAAACGCTGCTGCTGGCTCAGACACTGAGGACGCAAAGTGCGGCAAGTGTACTATCGCTGGTACTGGCGCTTTCGCTAACGGTGCAGCTGTTGAGGCAGAGTTGTTCGCCATGTGGCAGGCTCTTCCCCCGAAGGTTCGTAAGAAGCAGGGTCTCGTTATCCTGATGGACTACAACACTTGGGATATGTACAACTCATACCTGAGCGACAAGACCTTCAAGTATAGCGACAACCGTCTTGAGAACCAGCACCTGTTCCAGGGCAAGCGTATCATTCCTATGGTTGCTCTGCCTGAGGACACTATCGTAATGGGTGTGTTCACCACTGGTTACGATTCTAACCTCTGGATGGGTGTTGACTACGCCAACGACGAGAACGTGCTTCAGGTCGAGAAGCTTCAGGCTAACTCTGAGCTGTACTTCTTCAAGATGTTGCTGAAGATGGATATTAACATTGTCCGTCCGAAGGAAATCATTGCTCACATCCCTGCTACTTATGGTAGCTCTCCTGCACCAACACCTTCTTACACCTACACGGCTGTAACTGGTGATGCTCTGTACGCACAGGTTGCTGAGCCTACTGGCAATCCTTCAACCAGCGGTTACTTCGAGAAGAGTGGCAGCACTTATGCTGCATCTGAGGACACCACTGTAAACAGCGAAAAGACTTACTACACAGCTAAGTCGCCTAAGACTGAGGGTTGGTACACTAAGGCTGGTGACGTTTACAGTGCAACCAACGACACAACTCAGCAGGAAGGTACAACCTACTACATCCGTAGCCAGGCTTAACCGAGTGATAACGTAAGGGGAGCCTCAAAACTCCCCTTACTTAAAAACAAAGAATATGGCAAGAAAAGCAAAGGAAAATCCTGAGGTAAAAAAGCCAACGACTGAAACGCCTCAGAAACCAAAGGAACAAGCACCTAAAGAGAAGCCAGCTGAGACTAAGGTTGTAAAACCAGCGGTTGAAGCGCCTCTTGATCCGATTGTGGAGAAGGCTATGAAGCTGAATCCACACATGAAGGAAATGTGGATTACTTCTCGCGGTTTTGTTCATCAGGCAACTGCCCCAGAATATCTCCGCAAGGATGCCAAGTTCTACGTAAACAAGTATTACAAACAATAAATAACAACGAATATGGCAAATAAGACAAATCTTGGCGGTGTTTTTATGACCGACCTTGACAATCAGATTACCAGTAATGTTGTGGCCAGCACCGAGGCTGTTGGTGGTATTATCTTTGATACCGCTTTCGTTGGTGGTTTGGCTGCTGCCCTTGGTGCCGGTAAAGCCGCTACGACTTTCGCCAATGGCAATGTCGTTGAGTTGAACACAACCGATGACATGAAGGAAGCTGGTATTGACGATACCGTGATGTTCGGTCTGCCTAAGAAGCACCTTGATGACTTCTTCACTCTTGCTGGTAACGGCCACCGTCTGTTCGTTTCCTTCATGGACTCCACGAATGACGCTGACTTCGAGGCAGTTGAGAAGATGCAGGTTGCCGCTGGTGGTATCATCGACCACATCGGTGTGTGGACCTCTAAGCCCATTTCAGCTAAGACTGCTAAGTACACCAAGGTAGCCAATCCTACTGGCAACCCCTCTACTCAGCACTACTACAAGCTGAGTGACGAGACTTATGTAGCTGCTTCAGAGACTGAGGTTGCTGCCAATACTGACTACTACGTTCAGTCGTTTGCACTCGAAGTTGCTGATGACAACATCATCAAGAAGCTTGAGTTGCAGGCTGAAGTGCTTGGTGGTAAGGTTAACGTAACCAACTATGACGGTAATTCTCCTGTCGTAATCATCCTCAATGCACCCATTGCAAACGAGGTTGAGATTGACTACAAGGAGCTTCCCGACCTGAGCGCTTTCGACTATCCGAAGGTTGCTATGCTGATTGGTCAGAGCGCAAGTGCTGCCACTCACGAACTCCAACTGAAGCTCATCGACCAAACCACTGCTACTTATGTACAGGTTGGTAACATCGGTGCTGCTATGGCATGTCTGGCTATCGCCCCTGCAAACGAGAGCATTGGCCACGTGGCAAACTTCAACCTCGCTAACGTAATGACGAATGCCGAGCTTGGTTTCGGTAATCTGGTTGTTAGCGGTACTGCTGGTTCTCGTACTTGGGGTGCAACTGCTGCATACACCAACATCAAGACCATCAGCTATCAGAAGCAGAACCAGTATCTGCACAAGAAGGGCTATGTGTTCCTGATGACCTATGACGGACTGGAGAACGCAGTGTTCTTCTCAGGCGACCAGACACTCTCTCAGGGTGATTATCGTAAGATTACCCGTGTACGTGTAATCAACAAGAGCCGCCGCGTAGTTCGCCGTGCATTGCTTCCTTACGTCCATGACGATTGGGATGTTGATGCAGCAACTGGTGAGCTGTCTAAGGTTTCCCTCTCTATCATTCAGGACGTTGTTACTCGTGCTCTCAACGCCAACATGGTTGAGCCTGGTACTGGTGAGTCTCAGATTAGCGGTAAGTCAGTCAACATTCCTGCTGGTCAGAGCATTTTGACTGATGACGCACTGAATGTCACCTACGCACTCACTCCACGAGGCGAGACGGGCCAGTTCAACGTAACTGAAGGATTTGCTCTGACTAACGCTTAACCCTTTAACACGAAAAGAATATGGCAACAACAATCAATAACGTAGCATGTAGTTGGTCAATGATTGAGTTGACCCCTACAAGTGGTGTGTCTGAGTTCACTCAGTCCATGCTCCTCGATTGTACCGCAATCAACTGGAACACTGAGCGTAAGTTGGAGAACATCTATGGTATCGGTGGTCAGCCTCGTAAGCGTGGTTTCGGCAATGTTGAGTACACTGCATCTATCACTCTGCCCTACGGCACTCAGGCAGCTATCCGTGCTGCAAGTCCTGACGGTACGATGATGGGTATCGGTGAGTTCAACCTGAAAGTAAGCTGGGTCAACGAGCTTGGTTCAGACGCAACCCTTAACATTGGAAGCGCTGCTTCTGATGCTATCGAAATCGTCACTATCGCTGGCTGTATCTTCACCCAGGGTGGCATGGAAGCCTCTCAGGACGATACGAGTATCACCAAGGAGTTTGACCTGCATCCGTTCCGCATCTACGGCACAAAGTCGCAGACAGGCGCATCACAGTGGGTTGAGCTTTACGGTGCTGACGTGAAGTAGTCGCTCTACTTAGATAAGAAGTTAATTTGTTTATGATTGGAGCCGTTCAATTTGGACGGCTCTTTTCATATTCTGCAACAAAAGACTATTATTTATTGCATAGGCAAAATAACTTTTTTAATTTATCACGAAAATGGAAGCTACAATGCAGAATGGTGGTGCTCCCCAGAACGAGCAGAAAGAGATTGTCGGTAACGACGTAGTATTCTCAGATGTCAATGTGCCTGCCGAGGTTTCACAGGCAATCGCAGAAAAGATTAAGGAACTGAAGGCCAAACACGGCGTGAAGAAGGTGTTCGTCATCGTTGTTGAAGGTGACGTTGCAGACGGTGAAAAGCCTCTGTACATCGGTTACTTCCGTCGCCCGAACCTGATGCAGTTCTCCGTTTACATGAACTTCGTACAGAAGGACCTCATCCAGGCCAACAAACAACTGGCTATGAACGTGTTCCTCGATGGCGACCGTGAGCTGGTTGATGACGAGGACCTGTTCCTGTACGGCACCATGCAGCAGCTGAGTCACGTAATCGACTCTCGCAACGCTGACATGGTAAAGAAATAAAGCGTTGCCAGATTGGTAAAGAGGATTACTTCAGACAACGCTTTGCCTTAACCTTCCACATCTATCCTCAGCTGAATTACGAGGACATGACACTGGAGGACTTCGCCTTTTGGAGCGAGAACGCCTATTGGGTTTTCAACCAGCAGATGATGGTCAGCCAAATGCAGAGTCAGATGTCAGCTTTAGGTGCGTTAGGAGCGGGTATGAAACGGTAAGGATAGCAGGGGTCGCAACGGCTCCTGCTTCTTTTTGGCTATTATTAAGAAACAAAACAATGGCAAAATTAGGAAGCGTAACAACACAAGTTGGCTCATTGCAAAAAACGGCCCCGAACATTCCAACTGACGAAAAAGTTGGAGGTATTCTATTTGACATCAGCGGTTTTGATAACCCGTTTGCAGACTATCTTCAGTTGGATGAGAATTTCGGCTCTCAACAGGTACGCCTAATCAACAATATGGACGATGCAGAGTATATCGGCATAAAAGACAATGGCTTCTTGGGTGGCCTGGTTTATTATCACCTCTCAGCTTTCTACAACTATATCGGCACTGACGCACCTTTGTTTATTGCCTTTGCAGACTGTTCATCAAATTGGGATTTTATCAGCACCATGCAACGTCAATGTGGTGGTAAGATGTTCCAGCTGGGTATTTGGACGCATCAGAATTTGTGGGAAATTGACGGTTCAACTGGACTGATTGCCTTCTCAAGCCTTGTTGTTGATATAGAAAACGCCACTGAGGAACTTACAGGCAAGGTTGGACTTCCTTCACCTTCTCCGACACCACTGAGTGTTATTCTCAGCCCGAACACAAACATAGGCGAGTTCAGAAACTTCTCATTAAAAAAACTTCCTGATGGTTTCTCTCTTGATGCGCCAAAGGTTTCAGTGCTGTTATATCAGAATGGAACTGATGCGGTACACAATATGCAGAGCAACATGCCGGATAACACTCCAGTCGGCTCAATAGGTTTAACAATGGCATTGCTTTGTCTTGCTGGCGCAGAGGAAAGTATTGGCAATGTCAAAGACTATAACCTCAATAAGAATGATGATTATGATGAGCCTGAAGTGGTCGCAAACGGTATGTATTACAAAACGTCTGAGCTGAGTAAGAACGTGCTTAATATAGTGACATCACTTGGCTACATCGTTCCAGTCAGCTATGCAGCAAAGGAAGGTGAGTGCTTCCTTAATGGTGACATGACTTTCAGCAATGGCGACTATTGCACGATCGCTAACAACAGAGTAATTCACAAATGTCGCAGGGCAATATTCTCAGTTTTGCTGCCTTATTTACATAACAATCAGCTATACGATTCATCAAGAAAAGGACTTGCTGCATCAGTTATCCAAATCTTCCATGAGGAAATAGGAGCTGCATTGTCTGGTAAGCTCATCAACAAGACTGGCAATTATCAGATAAACGGCTATCAGATTGACACATTTGATACGGAAAACATACTCGAAGATGATTCTGTAACAATACAATACACTGTCGGTCCTGTAAACTATAATGGAACGCTTACTGATAGCGTTACAGCGCAATAGTTTCTTCATTTAAGGATTTGCCAACGCCTCCTTGCCCGAAAGTGGTCTTGGAGGCGTTTCTGATAGGCTATTATTGATAAAGAACTTTAATTTATATAAACATGCCAGGAACAAGTTTCAAAAACTATGTCGTTAATTACGACCTTGTAGTAAACTCTACCGCCGCAGAGGGGTTTGCACAAGTGGCGCAGATGGCTCAGAGGATGCAAAAACCTCTGAAAGACATAAGCAATCATTTTAAGCGATTGCAACAGTCAGCCAGCGCACTCAAAAAGGGCGGTGCATTTGAAATCAAGCCGACTATTGATGTTACCACATTTGACAAACAGGCTCAGACTTTGATTACAAGGGCTGAGAAGGTAGCAGCGCAAGTAAATGCCATTCTGAATGGAGCGTTTACCGTCAATCCAGCTGCTGCCAAGACAACTGGTGGTAAGGGTACGAGTGGTAAGAAAGCTCCCAGCAAGACTGAAAAGCGCATTTACACAACCGACCAATTAAAAAAGGAAGCAGAACAGGTTAAAAAGCAGCTGAAGAACCTTTATGGACCTCGTGGTGCCATGAGTGAAAACACCAAGGGTTACAAGAGTTTGCTTGAAAGCTTGAAAGGAGATGTTGCTAAATTAGCAGACTTAAAGAAACTGAGAACTCAGTTAGCTGCTGTTAATTCAGACATCAAGGCTGCTGGAAAGAATGGTGGTAAGATTACCAAAACCATTACTGACGGTGTGGCTCAAGGTGTTATCCAAGGCACTAAAAAGGGTGGCAAAAAGCTCATTCAAAAACCACAAGTAACTGAAGCATTCAGTGGTGTTCTTCAAAATCTGGTAGCTGGCAAAGCTGTACAGATTCCCGTCTCAGTCGTTTCAAATGCAAAGACTGTAGAATCCATCAATGCTGCAATGGCAAAGATGAGAGGACAAGTCAAACCAATTGTCGTTCCAGTTACAGTTGCCACTAACATGGATGCAGCAAAAGCA